GCGGCATTCTGCTGTCTTGACATCATTTGTCTTTCGTCTTCTATCTGCCTGCTTCTTCTGTCTGCTTCAATGCCTTGCATAGCTTGCTGATAGCCCGACAAGCCTCCTTGAGCCTGTATATCGTCCAGACGTTGGCCCAGATTTCTTTCTCTCTCAGACTGCATAATGGCTTCTCTATAGCCACCTAGACCACCTGATTGAGCCGCTTGTCCTGCTAGTTGATTAGCCTGTATGTCTGAATCTCTTCTGGCTTCTCGCTTAGTTATATCAACAACTTGTTGCTGATAAGGATTCATGTATCTGCCAACCATATATGGGTTAGCTACACTGCCACCGTAGTAGCCGCTTCTCTGATACTCAGGCTGGAAAGATCTAGCTATGTCCATTCCTTGGCCTGTGGGTTGATATCCTACTTGAGTGGCTATATCTGTTGCAGATCCTATTTGTGATGGCGCACCTTGTACTGCTAACTGTGCAGTGCCTTCTTGAGCCAACGACTCATACGGATCAAAGTAAGCCATTCTTTGGCCTGGATAGGCTTCATACGGTCTTGTAGTTTCGTAGACCGTTCTACCGAGTAGCTCCTCAAAGTAAGGACGAGCGTATTCAGGCAGGCTTTGTTGTGTAACTGTGCTTTGTGTCGGTGCTGAACTACCGCCTCCTTTGCTCATTTATAGCTCCTTTTCGTAGACAACATAGGATTTATCAAAACCGTCTTGACCTAACCATTTCCAAAATCCTGGTCTGCCTGTTGCTTCTATACCATGACAATTATTATCTCTGCCAAACTGTTTAAACTTTTCAAGCATGTCCCAGACCCAACTGTTAAAGTTTTTGCCGCCTAAAAACTGTATAGCCAACATCATCTTAGCTGGGTAATATGCCACTTCCGTTGTTCCTACCCCGTCAATATTTTTATCCTCGTCAAAAGCCACCCATAATTGCTGTTGACCGTTCAATATTGCGGCATACAAAAATTCTATGCTCCATCTTCCGTTAGATCTGGCAACCGCTCTTTCTATCTCATCTTTCACATCAGGCCATGTATGGTTTAAATACTCTACTGGAACTAGAGCTATTACATGTGATTTGTTTCTGGGTTCGTTTATTTGAGAAACACGCCTTTGTTTCTTTTCTGGTGTGAAATCTAGGATTGTCATTTCTTCGGCTTTCATCGTGGTAGCATTCCTCCTTTAGCTAATGGTGCAGGCTGTTGCGTTGTGCCTGTCCTTTCCACTCTAACTCTATCTAGCATACCGTCTAGCTCTTGAACGCCAGCATCTGTACTGCCATCACCTAATCCTGACACGACATCAGCAGGGACAATGTACTCGCCTGGAGACACCGCCACAGGTTGCTGTGTACCAATCATACCTTGGACTAAGTCATCCATTCCACCGCCTTGGCCTACAATCTCTCCTTCTTTCTGAGATCCTGGCACAACACTTTCTAGTGTGTTTTCTCTTAACTGAGCAAATGCTTCTGCGCCAAACTGATCCATAAACATTTCAATAACTACTTCTGCTTCAGCTTCTGGTAGCTCTCCTCTTACAGCCATTTGAGCCAACGTAATTAATCTATCTGGATCTATACCGCCTTCAGGCATTACTTCACCGCCTTCAGCGTATTCAGAGTAACCTCTAACTGCTCTTTGTCCTACAGGCATTTTTCTACCTGATTGAGGGGCAGGGTCAGGATCAGGAGTGGTAAATCCTGAAATCATTTGCTGATATTCTTCTAAAGTAATTCTACCTGCTATCAAATCTTGTACTGCTTTTTGAATTTGAGGGTTTGTTTGATAGTTAAACTCACCGTCTACCGGCCCTATTGCAGGCGGCTTTCCTGCTTCTATTTCTTCTGGTGTAGGATCTCTAAAGTAGTTTATCTCAGGGCCAAATCCGGGCATACCTTGCTCTGCTATCTTTGCATCTAACTCTTCAGGAGTAAGGGTAATCGAACCACGCAGAGCCGCTTGTCTGTTAGCTGGGCCAAGACCACCAGGACCACCTATTGGGTTTATTATGTCGTCATAATTAATATTGCCGCCTGGGAACATTTTCTTTACTGGCATACCCATACGCATTAGCTCTTCACGCCTTCTCCTAAAGTCGTTTGGATCAATAGAAACTATGCCTCCAGCACTTGCTGTGTAAGTAGCTGTATCTATTCCGTAATTTGACACAGGAACTTTTGCAGGCTGTAAGAAAGGATCGAATCCGCTTTGAGCAATAATCTGATCTTGTCTTTCTCCTATTGCTTTTTGTCTTTCTGCATCTGCACCAAAGTCTCTTGCCATTGCTTCTTCTGCCTCTATTGCCGCTCTACCACCAAGGCCAACTGCCGCTGGAACTGCCGCCCCTGACGCAGTGGCCGCTTTTAGTAACATTTCTGGGTCTTGAGATACATTAGAAGCTATAGAGCTAATATTCTCTCCGAAAGTGGGGGCATTCATTGCCGCATCTTTATACATAGATACACTTTCAGCAAAAGCTTGCGGAGTGGCATCTGCAACTGATTTTATGCTTTCAACTGCTTCCGCCCCACTACCTCCCAAACCACCTACAAACTTACCTATTCCATAGCCAGTAAGACCACCAAGCAAACCTTTTTTGAGATCACCTGTTTGTATAAATGTTCCTAGTCCAGAACCTATAGCACCTAGTGCGGCAGAACTTAAACCACTAAGCCCCAGAGTAGCCGCAACACCTGTGCCAGCACTTAAACTACCCAAAGCCCCTAGTATCATGCCAAGGAATGCCTCTGGTTGTCCTGTCTGTGGATTGACTGTCAGAGATCCTGTTGGGGATAACGAGGCCAGCCCCTGTACTTCAGCAGGATTCATGTGAACTAGCATGGAATCTCCATACCGTCCTTGATCAGCTAAGACACTTGCTATGCCCTCCATTTGTCTTGGTTGGTTTGTTCCTACCATTCCACCTTCTGCATAAATTTTTATTGGCTCACGAGCTTTTTGTCTGGTTCTTGGCATCTCATCGGAACGGTTTCGATTTACCATGTCCATCATTTCTAAATAATCCCCAAACGTCATACCTTCAAAATAAACACCGTCCATACGGTCTCTTTCTTTTTGTAGCAATCTGTTCATTTCTTCTTCAGAAAGAACTTGCCTAGCTTCTGAAGAAGAAGGTATTTCTCTAAACATTTCCATTTTAGCTTGTCTCCACTCCGAATAAGTTGAAGCTGAAGTCACCGCTACTAGCGTAAACTTTAACTACATCGGTTTGATTTAAACAGAGTCCTATCACTACTGTTCTGGTTGTTGTTGCGGCTACATCTTCATCGTAAAAAATAAACTGTTTGTTATCTGCTCCTGCGCCAGCAACATGAATGCTGACTCTGAACGTACCCCCAGATCCACCACGATTACACGCAACCAAACTACTCACTGTTGTTTGAGTCAGATCTGGTGCTGTGTACAACGTAGTTGTTGTGGTGGCACTGGGAGCAACCTGCCCTAGAACTTTTATAACGTCAGTCAAGAAGCCCCCATTAGAAGGAATTGAAACCTTCTCATAGCTAGAGAGCCTCTTTTATCTCCTTGTGTCTTAGCCAGATCAACGTCCGTTTCTAATTGATCTAGTGCAAATTCTACTGTTCTTCTGGTAATCGCTTCGTTCTGATTGTCATAGTCAGGCAAAGGAACAGGTAAAGGATTTCTTCTGACTTCTGCCATTATCTTCTACCGTCCTGTCTCATGCCGAATCTAAATCCACCGAGTCTCCAGCCGTAGTCAGATCCTGTAGATTCTAGTCTTAGAACCGTGTGTCTTGCTCTTGCTCTGATGTTTGATTGCTTGGTTGACGGAGTAATTGTTGCTGTAGCTAGAGAGCTAGGTGTTTCAAGGGGATAGTTGCTACCTTTTATTGTCATGTCAACAGTAGGACTACCATCGCCACTAAACGAGAAGTCAGGCAATACTCTGTCAATCATCATAAATCTTTCGCCATCGCCTATCTCAAGATCACCAGACTCTATAAATGCTGTCATAGGAGAGCCATCGTCATCATGTCCTACTTCGTGATTAAACACATAGTTATCATCGGTGTTTGTAATAACAGAAGAAGCAACAGGGTTTTCTAATACCCCAGAGTCTAGCCATGCGCCTCTGCCTAATGTACCTACTGCCCAAAGATTCTCATTGTAGTTGTAGCTAACATAATTGGTAACTTCTGTTGTACCTGTCCCTACAGGATAAAACCAGATGATCTCACTGAACGCATTGTTCTCAGCCGCAAATACTTTATATGCTTGGCTGACGTTTAGATTAGATAAAACAAAGTCTTGCACTGAGCAAGGTATCTGCTGGACTGCACCGTTGTAGACATAGAAACCTGTTTTATCCATAAAATACACGTTACCCCTAGCATTGACTGCCGCATTGGGGGAGATCATGGACATATCTGAGCTAATGGTTGTGAACTGGAATATAAACGGTGCGCCTACAAATCGCATTGAATGCACTGATACGTCTGTCCAGATAAGTATTTCCTGTCTTGTTTGCAACGCTCCTACTATCTGGCTACCAGAGTTTATTCTAACTCCTCCTGCTGTGTTGGTTGCTGTAGGAGTCCAGTTGGTAATTGATTCTTGATCTGACCACCTTACGAATAATGGGTCTTGATTGGCAGATCCTATTGGATTTGCACCAAAGGCAACGACATGCTGGTCATTATCAGAAACAAGTATTTGAGCGCAGATTGTAGGACAATTCGATGCCCCTCCTAAATCGGTAATATTAACGGCTCTTGATGTTAAGCCGCCTGACTCATCCCAATAAAATATACCACCATTTCTTACATTGAACGCAAGATCTTCGCCAAAGTTATCTTGGCTAAATAATCTTAGCTGTCCTGAAACATTTAATGCAGAGCCACCGCCCCATGTTCCATCTCCCCAAGGGTTTGCTCCCCAACCAGCCGCTGATACATAGTCATTAAGGCCAGTATTAATCTGATATGCGCCTACCGTTGAACCACCGCCATTTCCTGTGTCACTGCTATTGGCTGTAACCGTATTACCTGACGAATCTTTCGCGGTGATAGTAAACGCATTTGCACTTGTTACACTGGCAACTTGATATTCTTGATTTAAAACTGTGGTGTTTATATTGCCGCCTAGCGTAGCGGCTCCTGAGAAAGTTACAAAATCATTCTGCACTGCACCATGACTTGTATCTGCAACGGTTATAGTCGATGATCCGTTGCTTGCTGAAAAGGTTACGTCACCAGCAGATGTTGTTAACCTTAAAGGAGTAATGTCATTTGGGCTGATACCTTCCATTACATAGAACTTTAGGTTTGTTCCAAGGCCAACATACTTGATTGCTTCAAGAGAAGCCCAAGCAAAGATAGATCTGCAAACGCCAAGGAAGGCAGTATTGTTAAACTTCGTCCAGCCACCTATTTTTTCTGGTCTACCTTTTCTGAATCTAATTTTATCAGAATCAAACCATCCAGAATCTGCGGTGTATTCCGTTCCTTCTTTGTCTACACCTGGCGCAAATTGTATTTTCTGTAGCGGCATTTAGAATCTCATTCCAGAAAAGTTAGGTATCATTCCACCGCCTATTCCATATAAGCCACCTATACCCATGCTATAAGGATTAAATCCTCCTTGACGGATCTGATCTATTGCCGCTTTTTGCTCTGGAGTTAAGCTATCATAGTAAGGATTTCCTCCAGCAACCACATCTGAACCAGCATCAGCAGGAGGTGGTGCTGATTCTCCAGCAGGCGGTTGGTCAGCAGGCGGTTGGTCAGCAGGCGGTTGGTCGGCAGGAGGTGTGTTTTGTTCAGCTTTTCTTCTTGCTAATTCTGCTGAATATTCTGCGTTACTTACCGCACCGTCACCATCTGTGTCAAACCCTTGAGATAAAGCATAGTCTTGTTGTCCTACAGCCTCTTCTCTAGTTTTGCCTTGATCAGCCATAACTTGTGCTAGTCTTCTTTCATAAGGTGTTTGATTTCCTTGAAACTGAGCTAGTCGTTCTTCGCCTGGAGTGTTCTGTCTTCCTCCAGCTACAGTTGTTGTGCCGCCTAGAGTAACTGGATTGCCTGCGGCATCTTTTAAACCAAAGGCTTCTCCTATTCTTCTGTAATAACCTGTGCCAATTAAATCTGCAAATCTAGGATCTAGGGTTCCTGCTTGATCTTGAATAATTGCATCAAACGCATCTCTTGCTTCTTGCTCTGTGAAGCCTTGCTCTGCAAGTATGGTTCTTTGAAGATTAGTCAAGTTGTCTGTTGGAGTCGTATCTGCTGGAGGTGTTCCTCCTGCTGGTGGTGGAGCTTCTCCTGCTGGAGGGGTTCCTGCTGGAGGGGTTCCTGCTGGAGGCACTTCTCCTCCTGCTGGAGGCATCCCTTGATCTGGAGGCATTTGACCACCTTTTCCTGGCATTCCTGGCATTCTGCCGCCTTTTCCTGGCATACCTGGCATAGGCATTCTGCCTCCTTTACCGCCAGGAGATGGCATGGGGTACGGCATAGGATAAGGAGAACCCATGTTGCCGCCTCTAAATCTGTCTAGCATTCCTAATGTAGAATAAGGTCTGTAAGTATTTCTAAAACTACTTTGAGGCCCACCAAGAGACTGTATTAGGTTCTGCGTTAGCATAGGAGAGCCATAACCTGGATCTCTAAATGGGATATTGGTTGGCATCACTTGCCCCATTCCACCGCCTCTTAGAGAGTCCATGTAGTATGGGTTGCGATAAGGGCTTGGCAAAGGAGCCATATAGCCACCACCAAAACCTCCTCCAAATCCCCCACCGAAACCTCCACCATAAGGGTTAGAAGGTCTTCCACCAAAGCCACCTCCAAAGCCACCACCGTACATGTTGCCTGGATTGATGCCGCCACCATCGTAGCCTCTTCCAGTTTGATATGGGTTTCCATATATTCCAGCGTTTTGCATTGGCTTTACTCTCTGTAAGTTATATTCTGGTAGTTCTAAGGGGATTTCTTTGGACGAGTAATCTTCTTGTCCTTGACCAAGTTGTATATCACTAAATCTCATATCATCGGCTATTTTAAATGGACGATTTGAGCCAAACGAAACACCTCCTAACGTAAAAGGATTACTCGCCATTTTTGCTCCGGGTAACCCACTTAGCTCTCTCACTTCTTATCTCCTAATCATCTCTGTCTGCCAATGCAAGCATTCGCAACCTTAATCTCTTGCTTCTTTCTGGAGTCTGTCGGCTCCACCTGCTGTCATGCATCTCTAGCGCAACCTGTCCCCAAGCTTGATCTTCTATTGCTTGGTTCATGTGTTTAAACTTACTAAGGCCAGTTGGCCCCATCTGAAAGCACATGTTTACAAGTACATGCTGGGCTTCTTGAGGGAGCTTTTCCCAGTTGTCATATATTCTTCTGCAACCGTCAATAGCAATCTGCACATCCTCTTGAAACAACTCGTAGCACCTATGCTCTGTGATGCAGTCTTCTTCTGGCGCACCGTCATAAGCATTCTTAATGGGTAGATTAATTTCTGGGTCAGTGTTGAGAATCTTATGCCCTATGCCTATAGTGGCATGACCTTCTGTACAAAGATAAGGATGAAGCACCTTTCCTTCGTCACTGGCTATTTCTTTGTATAACTGCTTAACATCTACCGTCATGCGTACTTACCAATCAAATAACCAATTATAAATACTATTGCTATTTCCATTATTTTTTAAAACTCTGAAACCCAAAGAAAGCCGCTATCAATCCTGACACAGAGATAAAATACACTGACGCTATGTCTCCTAGTATAGAGGCCGCTTGATCTAAGTTTAGAAAGGATGTGATCACAATACCAGAGGGGTATAGCAACATACCAAACAAAGCAAACCAACACATGTTCTTTTGTGCTTCAGCTTTTTCATTAGCAATTTCAAGGGCTTGCAATCTCTCCGTTGTTTTTAACTCGTCATCAGTAACAACTCCATCGCCATCACTGTCGTATTTCTCGTACTCACTACCTGGTTCTAGCTCTTTGTTCACTTCTCTCTACTTACCTTTTGTGTTTTTTCTACAGTTCTCATAGCTCCTAAACCAAGCATACCGAGCAACACAGGCATCATGGCTGACATATCAAGGCTAGGAACCTCAACGTTCATCTCAGCCAGCAACAAACCAAAGTTAGCCATAGGTATGAGTATGTAGTTTGAGAGCAAGGCAACACAGCATGTCCATCCCACGGCAGGCCGCCACCCGGCTACGAACATACTCTTGCTTGCCGCTTCTACTTTGTTTACTTCTAACTGACCCTTTGCAAGCTCTTGTGCATGTCGTTCTGACATGGTGCTAATTTCATGGGCAAGTTTATTTTTTTCGTCTTTATCTTCTATAAACTTATCAAGCAACCCAGTAACAGGGCCAACTAAAGAACCAAGTATTGCGCTCATATCATCTCCTATTCAAACAATTTAGTATTCTCGCCAACCATTCTAGGCACACAATAAGCCGTTACATTCTGCTGTCTGTAGTACGTTCTGTCGTTTGGTGACCATTTTCCTTGCTCCACAGCGGTAGCAAATACATTGCAACGATATATGTTTTTGAACAACATTCTATTATCTGAGACTGTTTCGCCTTCTACAACAACTACTAACAGAAATGCCATCAACATTTATATCTGCCGCATTTTCTAAGATTACGTTGTCGTTCTTTGGCTTGCTCAAGCCTTTGCTTGGCAGAATCTAATCTTCTCTCTTGTATGGCTTCATATATGTACCAGCCTGACCAGCTTAAAAATACTAAAGAGCAAACAATAAATGCCGCAGTAAGACGCTCTTTCATCTTACGTTGTCGTTCTTTGCGTTTCTTGTGGATATCTTTTAAATACTGGAGATGGTCTTTTTCTGACTGCTTTCTTATTCGCTCTGCCTCACGCCAGACATCCGACATACCTGCCATCATCAGATGGTCTTTGATCTTAGTTTCTATCGCTTTGATTTCTCTACGTTTTATAGAGAGATCCATCGCTTCTTTCGGAGTCAGAGGCCGCTTGAGTTTTTTCTTTTTCTCCCAATCGTCTAGCTTTTGGGCAGTCGTACCAAACTTGCCCAACAAAGAAGCGGCTTGTTGAGCATTGGCTTTACCTTCCTTGAAGGTAGATATAGTTTGATTAATCGCAGAAATGGCACTGGTAATTGCCGCCAGTTCAGCGAACATGAGGGTCTACCCCAAGAATTTGCTGGCTATGAGAAGTCCCACCAGAAATGGATATAACGCATAGACACTCATCTCTATACGGTTCATACGCTCTGTGCCACGGTCAAGACGTTCTTCGATATTCTTATACCGCACCGCACACTCTCTTTCATGGGCTTCGAGTTCGTCCATTAGCTAACTTCTTCCCAAGATGAGCCGTTCCATTTTTTCCCTATCAAAGAGTCATCGTTAGATTCTAACTCTTTGTAATGAGAGGGAGGACTCTCTAAAGCTGTTTGATACTCAGTTATCGCTTCACATATATTATCGCTATCAAGGTGTGCGTATACTTTAGACATATTCTATAACCTCCCAACAAATAGTATTAGAGCCTCTTGAGTAGGTAGTACTATTTCTTGCAAACCCACCTGAAAGCATTCGCAAAGAGGTTGTGGTATACAAGTAACAACATCCTGAAACAGAAGTTGTAGCCCCTCCACTTCCTGATCCTGAGTTTGCATCACCAAATCCATTTTGAAATGAAACAGAAACAAAAGACTTAGCTAAATCAACTGCGTTAATTGTGACATAAGTGGTTGTAGTTGCGGCTCCACCTTCAGCAGGAGTAATAACAGTCTGCCCTCGTTGTATTGATTTTATAACTTGCGTTCCTAAAACAGGCATAATCGTTTCCTATAATGAGTGCCATCCAATGGTTGAATCTACATAGACTAACTGTACCGAAGCTCCTGCCGCTAGTGTGCCGTCTTCTGCTGAAGAGTCTATGTTCTGGCTGTTTCTGCCTACAGTGACTGTTGCTGACCCAGCATTGCTTATAACTACCGTATCTCCTATTGAAGCTGTAGGCAATGTATGAGTTAGTGTACTGCTACTATTAGAAACATACTGGCCTTTTGCAACCAAAGAGGTGTTAGATGTTATTACAGACCAAGCATTGTAGTTTCCTGATCCTGTAGACCAACTAAGGTTTCCTGATCCATCGGTGCTTAGAAACTGTCCGTTTGAGCCAACCGCACCAGGAAACGTAATTGTGTAAGACGTTGTTGTTCCTGCCGCCTGTAGAGCAATGTATTCTCCACCAGTGCTGTCTTGTAGCCTAAGATCTCCCTGTGCTGTAATGTCAACCTGAGTAAAACTAGCGGCCGCACCTGGCGTGTTAATACTAACAAAACCGAGATTGCCGCTTCCATCTGTTTTCATTACCTGACCAGTGCTTCCATCAGCATCAGGCAACGTGAATGTATAGCTAGAGCTAACGGTGCTTGGTGCTTGAAGTGCTACATATTGTCCACCACTAGCATCTTCTAACCTTAAATCACCTTCTGCCTCGATATTTACTTGACCTGAAACTACTGCATCAGCATTAACAGTCCCATCAAAATACCCATCTTTAAACTCTAAACTAGATGTTCCAAGATCAACATCGTTGTTACTAACAGGAGCTAAAGCACCATCTGCTAACGTAATTTGAGATGTACCACCTACAGTAAACGCTATAGTATTTGCCGCAGAAAAGAATATACCTGTATCTGTATCACCTGTATTAGTGATGGATGGCGCACCAGCAGATCCATCAGCCGCACTGACTATGCCGCTTATGGTGACATTTGCAGTTGTTATGGTTCCACTAGCTGTTACGTTAACCGCTGTTGTTGTTCCTGTAAGATCTAAGTCTACAAGGGCATCTACTACTGCGGCTCCAGTTCCAGCACCATCAAGATAAACAACCTTCATTGCGCCATTTGCAATAGTAACAGTGGCTCCACTGCCCTGCTTTATAATAATAGATTGGCTTCCGCTTGTAGCATTTTCTATAAATTGCACCCTTTTCATCGTGTCTGGGCCAATGGTAATTGTGCAAGTAGAATCTAGTGTGCCAGTGTATTTGATATACATGGCTCTTGCTTCATCTGTAGAGCCATCTGCAACGGTTGATGCGTGTGTATCTGCGTTAGTTGTAATTGCTTCAGTGCCATACCCCAACGCTTCGCCAATCAATTCAAGATTAGTATTGGTACTAGAACCCCATGTTCCTGACTCGTCACCAGTAGTGATCTCTTTGAGTCTTAAATTATTTACAAATGTTGCCATGTCTAGTTCCTATGATGGTTTCGTAGGCCAATCATTATCGCCCGATCCGTCCATATCAGGCACTTTTAGATTAGGCCAATTACTGTGTGTTGGTAAATCTCTTAACGCTTGCCTGTATGTTTTCCAATCGTTGCTCATAGTTACATCACTACAAGCCATCCAATCTGTCTCTGCTAGTCTTCTGTTTCGTTCTGCCCTTTGTGATTCTGCTACTCTGTTCGTTTCTGCTGTCTGTGCGGCTGTTTTTTCACTGTCTGTCAGACTTTCTATTTTATGTAGATATACAATATTGTCCTCAATATAAGGATCTACGCTTGTGCTTTTCTGGGTCATCTTATCGTATGAACGGCTCATCGTCACAGGCATTACAGAGTTAGCAGTCATCCAATCAGAAGAAGGGCCAGTTGCAGGGAAGCTCACATTAGAAAACAACTCTCTATGTTCTCCCATGCTTTCTACTGCGTTATCTTTTATTATAGCTATCTGCATATTGTTACCTATTTGCGAATTCTTCCGTTGGTGCGGTGAAGTTAGATGTATATCGGGCTTTGTTTGTAATTCTCATTTCATCAATATAACCAGAAAAAGTGTAGTTTCCATTTGAATAAGCCCCGATTACATACGTGTAATCACCAGTGCCTGTTAGTTTTGGTATATCAGTTGTAATTGATGTTTGACCACTTGCAGTCCCATTTATAAAAATTGTTAAGGTACTGTTTGAACTATCTCTTACTACGGCAATATGTGTCCATGTATTTGTTGAAATTGTGCTAGTAGATTGAAACCCATTTACATCGTAACCACCTGACGCATTACCAATGTAAAGTGTTACTTTACTATCAGTCCATATATAAATTTGGATTCCAAATCCTGCTGAATAAATGCAACGATAATTGCTAACGTCAGTAACATAAGCAAAACACTCAACAGTAAAAGATTGAGTGCCAACAGGAGCCACATCATAATTACTTATAACTAACCGATCACCGTAAGCAGTGCCATCAAATTCTGCGCTTGCTGTACCAAACTTTTTATAACTAGTGTCTAGCTGGGCCTGATCTAATGTGGCTATATTTGTTTTACCTGTTTGGTCAAAGATAGCGGCATTAGTAAAATCTATAAGAATCTTTGTTGAAGCGGCACTTGACCCCCCAGATGTAGGGGTCAGTAATGCTGTTGGGGGAGTAAAGTTAGATGTATAAATAGCATTCAAGGACATTTTAAAATTGCTTATAAACCCATCCCATGCGTATGCGCTGGCGTAATAATAACCAATATGAAAAGTAGTATTGGTATAATTGGTGCTATCGCTAATATTAGAGGTTACTTTAACGCCATTCTGATAAATGTTTACTACGTTACTTGCTCTGACATAAGCGACATGAACCCATTCGTTCTGTCTGAATCCTGAATCACTTATATTCGTTTCGCTAGAGCCATGATAAATCTGCCAACCAGTATTATTCCACTGTCCTAGTGCTGGGCCGCCATAACCTGAAGGCTGTGAGAAAAGCCCATTACCACCAGAGTTAGCTCCATTTGTCAAATAACACCAACATTCAATGGTAAAATCTGAAGTTCCGATTGCATGATTAGAGCTAGTTGCGTTTATATAATCTTGATTACTTCTGGTAAAAGATCCCGATCCTCCATTTACTGCCGCATCATAAGCCGCACTAGGCGCAAAGAGTGAAAAAGGTTGAATACGACTATAACCAACCCCATTTGGAGTAATTGTGTTCCCTACCGTACTGTTGTCTTTATATCTATTTGATTGACAAGTAAGCAGTTTTGTATTTGTAACCGCTGTTAAAGCACTTGTTGGAACTGTTATAGCACTACTTCCTGAATATATCGCTGTTCCTTTGATGAATCTAAAATTTGATATGTGTCCTTTAAAAACATATGTACCTAAGTATCCTACAGGGCCACCTATACAATAATTACCCAAGTTAGTATAATTAAAACTATCTGAGAAAGATCCAATGTGGGTTCCATTTATCCACATTCTTGAGGTTCCACCAGTTCTTGACAAAGCTACATGATTCCAAGCCCCCGCTGTCATTGCAGAAGCAGAAGCAGTAATTTTGTCTGCTCCTACATACCAAACTAAAGCACCGCTTCCGTTTTGATAAAGCACGATTCCTGTACTAGCATTAATACCGCTTCTAGTATCAAGAAGAGTTTGCTGTCTTATAGTTGTAAATACAAAGAACTCTAAAGTAAAGTCTGAAGTTCCTGCATAAACATCATCAGGAGCAGCACCTAATCCAGTTCCAACGCATATAGGATTATGAACAGCGGAACCATCAAAATAAACTGACCACTTACCTTCTTCTGCACTAAAAGGACTAAATGTTCCTTGACTTGGAGTATTATTTCTTGTCCAAGCCTGTGACGCTCCACTTGGCCCTATACCAGTAAAGGTATTGTTCTGCGCTCCGTTTGAACCATCAAAATGATATAGCCCTGTGACTAGATTAAAGTCATCATCTGTTTCTTCTTGAACGCCACCAGACGCAGAAATAAGTTTTTGAGCGATTAAACTCATTAGCTTAGATCCTGCCCTGCGGTAAACCCATAGTAGGTAGTCCCACCGTCCACAGTTAGAAATACAAACACATCAACATCGCCCGATCCGGTGCTAAGTGTAGGGGCTGTAGCGGCCGCCCAATCAACTGATCCCGGCCATGTAATGGTTCTTGCTGAAGAGTCCTGAGTAACCTTCAATGTAAATCCAGAGGCATAGCCAGAAGCGGCAGGATTGCTGAATGTATAGGTCACATTCTCACTGAGCGTATGAGTGAAAACTGTGCCATCTCTGAGGTTTAACGTGGCCGCATTGGAGCTAGATGTGATTGCTGTTGACTCTTCCTGAATACCGTTATCAAACTTCACTACACCATTAGCATCTGCGGTGACTACCTTGCTGGCCTCTGATGTTCCAAGCGTGGTTATATCAAGATAGTTAATCTCTGTTGCAGTAGCCGTTACACTATCTAGTTTATTTAACTCTGCACCAGTAGCAGTGACTGCTGTTCCTGCATAGTTGAGGTTTCCTGCGGCTATGTTTACTTCGCCTGTGCCTTTTGGTGTTATATCTATATCTATATTGGTGTCACCGCCTGAAGCTCCAACAACCACAGCGTTTCCAGTTGCGGCATTAGTTACCTCTAACTCGTTAACAGCACTGCTGGTGGTTTGCATTTTGATAAGTTCATTGCCGTTTGCATCCGCAATAAAACCACCATCTGCTATTTTTGGTTCTGTTAAAGTCTTGTTAGTCAGGGTATCTGTTGTGCCTGTACCTACCAGAGTTGTGGTAGACGTAGGCATACTAATCAAGGCTTCAGTGTGGTTGATTACATTTGATGCAGGAACCAAAGCGTAATTGCCCATGTAAGCATGAGAGCTACACTGATAATACAGAATGCTGGGCGTGTCTTCGTCTACGTCTATTTGAGTATATGCGCCAGCACTACCTGCTGTGCCGTTAGTTGTTACGCCTGTGGTAAAAGCCGTTGTTTTATCAGCATCGAGATAGAATCTGAGAGGGTGACTGCTGTTAGTGCTGTCTGACTGATCGAACTTGTAATAATATCCGCTGTCACTCGTTACATTATCAGCACCGTTTAGATAAATAGCCGGAGACTCAAGGCCATCTAAAAAGTATGCAGAACTACTGCCGTCACCGTTGTAAGGATGTGCGGCTGTCTTGGTTCCCACCGTGACTGCAATCGTGACAGGGGCAGAACTGCTACCGTATTTACCGCCAAGGGCATCGACTTCAAATACTGTGTCAGTGCTTATTAGTCCTTTTGATACTTTAGTTAGAGCCATCTATCCACTCCACTGGGCTAA